TACCCACACACAGTTTTGATGGCAAAAACCAAAAGGGTCAAGAGGACCCTTGAGAGAACAGGGTGATTTGCGCTGTGAATCAATCAGTTACAACAAAACATTAATCTATGACCGTAGAACAAACCAAGAAGTACAACGACCTTCTAAACCAGTACGAGAAGCGCACCGAGCTGACGCCTGGGCAATGCCAATTGCTTTACACGTTGGCGTGCGTCATTATCGAGGAGCACCAGCTCCAGACATACTGCGATGCCAACGGCACGTGTTACCAAGTAGTCGGCAAGAGTGGCGACACGTACAGCCGCATGCGTCCAGAGTGGCAGCAGCTTAAAGAGGCGCGGCATCGCAAGCAGATTATTATCACACGCTTGGAGAACTGGATAGGCGAAGGCAAGCCAGCAGTAGATGACAATGCCGAATACTTCAGCTAGGTATCACTTTGACGACGCCGCCGCTGATCGCGCGGTTGAGTTTATCGAGCGCTTTTGTACGCACGTCAAAGGTGAGCTTGGCGGCAAAGCGTTCTTGTTGGAGGATTGGCAAAAAAACGACATTATACGCCCGCTGTTTGGATGGAAAAAAGAGGACGGCACGCGCAGATACCGAACATGCTACGTTGAGATACCGCGCAAGAATGGCAAGTCAAACTTGAGCGCAGCCATTGCACTGTACATGTTGTTTGCTGACGGCGAGCCAGGCGCGGAAGTAATCAGCGCGGCGGGCGACCGAGGGCAAGCAAACATCGTGTTTAACATCGCCCAAGAGATGATCAATAACAATGCACATCTACGCAGTCGCGCCAAGGTGCTGCGCAACGTTGTGCATTACAAGAGCAGTTGGTACAAAAGCATCAGCGCCGAGGCGTACACTAAGCACGGGCTAAACTGCCACGCCGTAATATTTGACGAGCTGCACACACAACCAAACCGCGATTTGTGGGACGTTCTTACCACGTCAACGGGCGCACGGCGTCAGCCATTAATCATGGCACTAACAACAGCAGGACATGATCGCGCTAGCATTTGCTACGAGGTCCACGAGTACGCGCAGCAAGTGAAGGACGGTACTATTGAGGACGACACGTTTTTGCCTGTGCTGTACGCAGCCGATCCTGACGACGACTGGACGCTGGAAGATACATGGCGCAAGGCTAACCCAGGCTATGGCACTATTTGCCACAAGAGCTATTTTGACCAAGCAGTACAAAACGCAAAGGCTAACCCGTCAATGGTCAACAGCTTTTTGCGTTTGCATCTCAACATTTGGACATCAGCAGAAACGTCATGGATACCTGACGACATTTGGATGAAAGGTAACGGAGCCATACCACACGACCGACTGCACACGCTGCCATGCTATGGCGGGCTAGACCTAGCAAGCACACAAGACCTTACCGCGTTTGCTCTGCTGTTTAGAGATGACGCCAACGATTGCTTTTACTTGCTAGTGCATCAGTTTGTAAACAGCGAGAAAGCATATACCAAGAAACTGAGCGCGGGCATCGACTACCTAGCGTTTGAGAAAGAGGGCGACATTACAATCACTCCAGGCAACGTTACTGACTACCGAATAGTAAAGGACTACATCACACAGCAATGCGCCCAGTACGATGTGCGCAGCATTGGCTATGATCCACGCTTTAGCACGTACATTGTCAGCGAGCTGGAGGCGGACGGCGTGACGATGGCGCCAATGGCTCAGAACATCACAACGATGAATGGACCGACAAAGGAATTTGAGATGGCGGCGATGCGCGGTCAAATCATCCACGGCGGCAATCGTTGCATGCGCTGGCAGATGGGCTGCGCTGTTGTCTATACTGACGTCAACGAAAACAAGCGCGTCACTAAAGAGCGCCAAGAGAACAAGAAAGTTGATGGCGTGATCGCGTCCATTATTGCCATGAATGAGTATTGCCATACACTCACAAACGACGATTTCTTTTTTGATATAATTGACTTGTAATTGTCAGCGTTGTGTGTTATATTATAGCTTCACAACGACTGCATGGCTACACTTACAGAACGCCTTAGCGCCCTCTTCCGTTACCGCATCGGTAAGTACAATTCGCAAACACTTGAGTCAGAGCTGGGCATCAATCCAATTGTGCGCAGTGGTGTCAATGTAACCGAACAAAGCGCACTAGCCATCAGCACCGTTTACGCTTGCGTCTACAAGATTGCAAGCACTATCAGCAGCCTTGGCTTGCAGATCTATGTGAAGGATGGACGCAACGTTGAGATTGCCAACCAACACCCAGCTTACAGGCTGATTACTAGCGAGCCAAACGAGCAACAAAACGCCTACGATTTTTGGGAAACCATTATGGCGTCAGCGCTCATGTACGGATGCGGTTATGCCATTATCGAGCGCAGCGCACGCGGATATGCCGAGCGTCTAGTGCCAGTAAGCTACTATGACGTTGATGTCAAAAGCGTTGACGGCGAGCGCGTGTTTGTTATTCGTAACTATGGCGCTGTGACGCAGGACAACATGCTTGAGGTTTCCAACATGTCTCGCATGAGTCCAATTCGGCTGCATCGCGAAAACATGGGACTAGCTAAAGCGGCGCAGGACTTTGGCAGCGAATACTTTGGGCAGAAGGGACAGATGACGGGCGTACTGGCTAGTGATCAGCCATTGCGTAAGGAACAAATGGACGTCATCCAGAACAGCTGGAATCAAAGCGCAATGAACGCTGGTACTAAGCTGTTGCCATTTGGTTTCAAATACCAGCGTATTACAATCACACCAGACGAGGCGCAGTTTATCGAAACGCGCAAGTTCCAAGCCGAGGAGATTTGCCGCATTTACAGCGTACCGCCGTCACTTGTGCAGCTGGAGACGCAGACCACGTTTAACAACGTTGAGCAGCAGAACTTGCAGTTCGCCCGCCACACAATTAGCCCATGGGCAAAGCGCATTGAACAAGAGATTGACCGCAAGCTCATTCAGAGCTTCGAGCGCCCAGACGTGTACAGCCAGTTTAACATGAACGATTTGTACCGAGGCGATTTGAGCGCCCGCACCAACTTCTATCAGCAGATGTTGCAAAGTGGTGTGATGTCAATCAATGAGGTACGCCGTAAGGAAAACATGAACCCAGTAGATGGCGGCGATACACACACAGTACAAATCAATCAAATCGCGTTGGATCGCCTAGGCGATTACAGCGAAAAAGTATCAACCGATGGAGGACAACCAACAGCATAAAGACGCCGAGAAGCGGACGATGGGCACCATTGAAGTGCGCGAGTCCGAAGGCGACGAGATGACGCTGGAAGGGTACGCAGCAGTGTACAACAGCGAAACAGACCTTGGTCATTTTCGCGAAGTCATTAAGCCAGGCGCATTTGATGATGTGCTCGACAATGACGTTCGCGCATTGATTAACCATGATCCAAATTTGATTTTAGGACGCACTACCAATGGCACGCTTGAGCTGAGCGTGGATGAGCGCGGCCTGAAATACAGGGTAAAACTTGGCAGCCAGCAATACGCCAAGGACTTCTACGAAAGCGTAAAGCGCGGTGATATTTCACAATCTTCATTTGCTTTCACTATTGACAAGCAGAGCTGGAATGAAGAACGCACCGTGCGCAGCGTGGACAAAGTGCGGCAGTTGTTGGATGTGTCACCAGTGACGTATCCAGCATACGCAGCCGCCACGGTACAGGCGCGTGACCAACAGCCTGAGATTGAAGATACCAACGCGGTTGCCGAGGTTGACACAGATACAACAGATTTTGAAACTCAAAAACAAACAACTATGAATCTCAATGAGATGAAAGCGGTACGCGGCAAGCACGCCGACCGCTACGAAGAATTGGTTGTCCTCGCAGAAACTGAAAACCGCGACTGGACAAACAACGAACAAGAAGAAGCTGACCTCTGCAAGCGGGAGGTTGAGCGTTTGGATGGCAAGATTGCACGCCGTCAAGCACACGAAGATATGATTTCGCGCCAAGCACAGATGGGCGGATCATCAGTGAGCGAGGTTAAGGAGATCAACCGCGTAAACAAATCTTTCAGCTTGAGCCGTGCCGTAAATGCCGTTGCAATCGGAAAAGCCTTGGAAGGTGCAGAAGCTGAGTGGGCACAGGAAGCAAACCGCGAAATGCAAGCGCGTGGCTTGAACATGTCTGGTCAGATTGGTATTCCAGGTACGGCATTGTTTCGTGCTGGTGCTGCTGACGACTTCCAGGCTGGTTCTGGTGATGGCTCTGGTTTTGTTGCTACTGAAGTACCAGGCGCAATTGACGCTTTGCGTACACCCACTATGGCTGAGCGCATCGGCGTTACAACCATCAACAACGCAACTGCTAACCTCCAGTTTCCACGAGTAAGCGTGAAGGCTTCAGGTACAGAAGAAACAGAAGTTTCAGCCGATGCCAACTCAGGTTTGGAAATGGACCAAGTAACCTTGACTCCAACTCGTGTTGCTGCCAAGACCTTGTGGTCAAAGCAGTTGATGTTGCAAGGCGGCGCTGCTGTTGACGCTTTGATTTCACGCGAACTCGCAGCTGGTATCAACGAAACCATCGACAAGGCAGTGTTTGCTGCTGCTGTTGCTGGTGCTGGTAGCACCAACGCCGTGGCAGGTGCTTTGGATTACGCAGACATCACAGGCGCTGAGCAAGCAGTATTGGCTGCTGGTGGCGATTTGTCACGCTGTGCCTTTGTTGCATCACCCTCAGCTATGTCAATTTTGAAGGGCGAAGCAGCGGTAACTGCAATCACAGCATTGGTTGCCAACAACCAAATTGATGGCTTCGACACATACTTTACGCCTAACCTCGCTGATACAGCAGGCGCACCAACTACTGGTACGTTGTTGTTCGGTGATTACGCTGCTGGTATGTTGCTCGCTTTCTTTGGTGGCGTTGACCTCTTGGTTGATCCATACAGCAACGCAGGCACTGCGCAAATTGCTTTGCACGTCAATAAGTTCTACGACACAGCTGTACGCCAGTCAGGCGCATTGGCAGTAGTCAACGACTTTAGCTGATAACAACTAAACATGGAAGCCTGGCAATAGGGCTGGGCTTCCTTTTTTTTCTCTAACCATGCACATTGTACGCCCAGCATATACAACAGGCACAAACGTAGTGTCATTAGATGATGCCAAAGAGTTCTTGCGCGTTGACCACGACGACGAGGATACTACCATTACGGCGTTGCTAGATGCCGCTGTTGCATGGGTTGAGGACTACACCAACCGCTCATTTACCGCATCGAGCGTTACTCTCTTTAGTTTGGGCTTTTGGCGCAAAGCGAGCTTGGCATTTGGTCCAGTTTCATCTATTGTGTCAGTCACCTACAACGACACGTCAGGCGCAACCCAAACGTTGTCAACTGACAAATACTATTACGAGGCACTAGGCAATAACAACAGCGTGATGATTTACTTCCACGACGTGCCTGATTTGCAGGAGTACAACGCACACCCAGTTACTATTGCCGCATTGGTTGGCGCTGGAGCATCGAGCCGCGTCAAGCACGCCGTAAAGATGTTGGTTGCGCATTGGTATGAAAACCGCCGCGCCGTTGTCACTGGAGCTATCACAGCAGAAGTACCAATTGCAGTTGAGGCGCTGTTGTCATCAGAACGCATTATTGACCTGAGACAATGAACATTGGCTTCCTAGATAGACGCATAACTTTTGTAGCGCCATCCACCACAGCAAACGCATACGGTGAGATTACAGGCGCGGGTACTGACTATGCCACGGTGTGGGCAGCGTTGGACAACAAGAGTGCATCAGGCGTTGTAGATCAGGAGCAAGAGAACACTATTAACCGCGTTACGTGGCGCGTTCGCAGCAGCACCACGACCAGAGCGGTAACACCGAAGTACACAATTCGGTATGGCAGCGACACGTACAACATTCTCGCAGTGCAGGAAGTTGGACGCAATGCCGAGCTGCATTTTGTTAGTGAGCGCGTAATTAGTGAGTGATGATTACGCTTGACATCAAAGGACAAAAAGAGCTAGAGAAGCGCATAGAACGCGCAGCGCGATGGAGCGTTAAAGATGCCGAGCGTCTTAAAGCCATCAACGAGCGTGTAGGTAAAGTATATACCACGGCGTTGCTAGCTAACATAGTAGATTCAGACACTGACATCAAAGTTTATGAGCGCACAGGAGGCGGACCAGGGCGCAAAGTAAAGGATGGCAATCTGCGTCAAACCATCAAGCGCGGCACGTTGCGTCGTTCTATCAAAGTATTTCAGCGCCGTAATAAAGTCATTACATACGCTGGTCCTAAGTCAAAGGGCGGGCGCCGTGGACGCAGCACTAAGACGAACAGGCAGGACGGTTGGTTTAGCGCAATCGTAGAACAAGGTGCTGGCTTTGGTCGTGGCAGCGGGAGCCGCAACAAAGGCGTATTTACACGCGCTCAAAAGGCAACACGCGGGCGCATGATTGTGCTTCGCAATAAGTTGTTGCAAAAAGAATTTCAAAGGTTTATGCGATGAAAGTAGGACTTGCCTTATACAGCATCCTTGACGCCGCGATTAGCAGCGTTGATAGTCGCATCTATCCAGAGCTAGCGCCTGAAGGTGCAGCTATGCCGTACATCGTTTACAGCGTCATTGGCAACAGCCCAATGGACACCAAAAAAAACACGCCTGTTGACGAGGCGCAAGTTGAGGTATTTAGTGTTGATGACAGCTACCAGGACTGCATGGCATTGGCTGACGCCGTGAGAACAGCACTAGATCGCAGCGACTATAAGTCAGTAGTGCCGTCACTTCAGATTGATGTACGCTCGATACAATACACAAATGAAGTCACTGAAGTAAGCGCAGACCGAAAGACATACGTCGCCATTCAGGACTACACAATAAGAATAGCAAGATGAATTTTATTCTCGAAAACTGGGCGGAACTAACGCTCGCATTGCTCGCATTGGTCAAGGTTATCATTAACCTGACACCAACCGAAAAGGACAACAAGGTATTTGGCTACCTAGACCTCCTGATTAATACAATTATTGCAGACCGCAAAAAACCTTCTAACAACAACTGATTATGGCACAGACCACAGGGATTATGAATGGCAGCCAGATCACCGTGATGTTCGGTGACGCTGGAGCCTCTCCAACGTATGTTGTCGTCGACAACGTAACTGACTTGAGCGCATCAATTCAAACCGATACGCGCGACACCACGACCAAGAACAACGCAGGATACCGCGCTATCTTGCCTGGTCTAAAGTCGTTGTCTATCAACTTCAGCGCGTTCTATGCTGACGACGCAACACAAGGCTTTGACGAGCTGATGACCGCGTACAACGCAGGCACGAAGCAGGCAGTAAAAGTAACGTCATACGACTTTGATTCATCAGCAGAAAACACTGGCGATCACCGTTTGTCGTTTGATGCATACGTCACTAACTTGGAGCTGTCAGCAGGAACTGAAGACAA